CACAAGTTAAACTAACCTATTATTATTTAGCATAATAAAAATCATATGATTATGGTGTTGTTGCGGATGTTGGATCGATTTCAACTTCAGTATTACCAACTTCGGGTTTCCAATATTGAACTTGAAGTTCAACTGTAAACTCTTCAATTGCATCGTTAGATCCAAAATCTAGATCGATAGATGATACACTTGAGGGCCAACAATCATAGAATTTATATGATCTTACTGCATTACCTCTTCTATCAAGTTGGGTGACCTTCATATCTTTCATATATCTTAGATAATCGGTTGATGCAGTGCTGACCGCAGCACCATAATCAATTTCAGTAGCATTTTCATCATAAAGTTGAATTGCTTCCATCCATTTTTCAAACCAAGATCTCAATCTAAATGCTGTATCGTTATGAACTGTAATTGACCATGGTTCAAAAGTTCTATCTCCAGCAATTTTCAACATTCTTCCTCTAAAAGGAACTTCAATAACTCCAACTGTAGATGCTGGAATCTGTGCTGCTTTAACTTGAAAACCTCCAAGAACTCTCATCGATGCGGCTGGATCTGCCGCAGTTTTAGTGGAACCTGAGGTGCCAGATGCACCAGCAGTGGAAGCAGCAGTGATTAAAGCTGTTACTGCCTCTGGAAAGTCTATGTCAACTTGAAATAAATTTGGCCTTGCGTAGTCTAAATTTGAGTTTGCTTTAAACGAGGTAATTCTACCTCTTACGTTAGTCGATGCCATGATACTTTATCCTCTTAGTGGTGTGGGGGTGTAAATAAATCTAGGATGCAACTTCATTAAAGGAAACACCAGTTCTAGTTGCAATAAACGAAAGTGTAATGTAGTTGATTGTTCTAGTGGGTTTAATATAAATTTCAGCATAAAATTCTTGTCTATCGACCGCTTCAGGAGGATTATTTTCAGAATCACATTTAACTAAGAAATCAGTGACACCTCTTCTACCCTGTATATTTCTCAAATATGGTTCGGTGAAATTTTTAAATTGTGATCTGCTGGTCTCATCATTCTGATTGAATAATAATGATTTTGATGCTCTTCCGATTGTCTTCTCTATCGTTAAGAATAAACGACGAACATTGATTCTATCAAAAGCAGATGCATATCCCAGAGCTGTTCTATCTCCAAATAATAAAATACCTTGTCCAGGGAAAGAAACAATTGGATTGATTCTTTCAGAATATAAATTATCTCTTTGTGTTTTATTTGGTGAATATGCAATTTTGATTGCATTTCTTAAAACACCTCTTTGGAATCCAGCAGGAGAGAACCAAGCATCTGCATCTCTAGCAGTTTGTAAACATAATCCTGCCATGTCTCCATTGCAAGGAATATAACGATATACATCATTGTATACATCATAGATATACTTATATCCAGAATCAAATGCGGCATATGAATTACTAGTAAACTTTGAGAAATAACTAATTAAATTTGTAGTGATTTGGTTAGAATCTGTAATGCCAATAACGTCACCTCTTAATGGTGAAAAGAATGTCATACAATCTTTTCTAGAATCAATAACAGATAAGATTATATTTGCTTTTGATAAAGCAGCAGTTTCGTCTGATCCCATTCCACCAGGTAAAATAAAATCAATATCTTCTGCTTCTGGATCTGAAACCAAATTCAAAGCAGTAGTATATGCTTCAGCTCCAAATGTATATGAGTCAACACCAGCAGCAAGAACATACTGAATAGTTGGTCCGTTTACTGTATTTACGTATGCTACACTGCTCAATGGATCGGTAATACCAGTAGAAGATTTAATTAAGTTGAATGAAGTATTAACTGCAGATTGTCCGAAATCTTGACCAGAGGGAACATCAAACAAACTAGCATCATTATGATCTCCAAAATAAATATAATTTGATTTATTTTTTAATACCTCTGGGTAATAATTTACTTCTCCATTGGTAGTCTTAGCATCTGTAGCTTTAGATAATCCAGTAAATTTTTCCAAAACTGTATTTGGAGTTCCAGTAATTTCTCCTGTAGTATCTACGACAACGATATGAAGTTCATCTCTAAATCCATTTTTTCCTGTTACATATGGACTTGTAGTTGGACGAGATGCAACACTGTTCCATCTAAGACCTTTAATAACTTCTCTACTGGCATATTCCTTAAGGACAGAACCAATATTTACACTATTGCTGTTGTCATCAACAATGTCATTAGTAGCTACAAAATCAACAGAACCTTTATTTGTTACTGATAGGAGTCTTCTTGATACTGTTTGAATCGTTCCAGTTGCAGTACCTTGAGTAACTGTATCTGCAGCGATTAGAACTCCACTATAATCAGAATCTAATGTAACTTCTAATACTTTAGTTGCAGGA